TCAGGAATTACAAAACTGTATCGTGATGCTATTGAGCTACCTCACGCCGGTTCGGTCTATCGAGTCCTATCAGCCGAAGCCTATTCAAAAGAGGGACTAAACCCATCCGCAACAATCTTTGACGAGCTTCACGCACAGCCAACTCGTGAGCTATTTGATGTTATGTCTTTGGCTATGGGTGCAAGGGGTAGACAATCAACGCTTATCGCTATCACCACAGCCGGAGTCAAAACAGACACAACCGGACAGGACTCAATTGCATATTCGCTATATCAGTATGGGCAGAAAGTTGCTCGGGGTGAAGTAGAGGATTCATCGTTCTTCATGGCATGGTGGGAAGCGGATCAAGAAGCAGACCACAAAGACCCTAAAGCTTGGTTGCAAGCTAACCCTGGCTTCGGTGACATCTGTTCAGCAGAGGACTTTGAGTCAGCAGTTAGGCGAACACCTGAAGCCGAGTTCAGAACTAAACGCTGCAATCAATGGGTATCCTCACAAATTAGCTGGCTACCAACAGGCACTTGGGATAGCTGTGTTGGTGAAACTTCAGTTGGTGAGAAGGATTACATTATGGGACTTGACGGCTCTTTCAGCGGTGACGCAACTGTTGTGACTTATACAACTATCGAGGACATTCCTCAGACTGGGATAGTTGGAGCATGGGAGAAAGACAGCTCAATCCATGATGACACTTGGCGAGTTGATGTTCTTGAGGTTGAAGAAACAATCCGTCAATTTGTAAAAGCTAACCCTAATGTCAAAGAGATTGCCTGTGACCCTTACCGCTGGACAAGAACAATGCAAGTGCTAATGGATGAGGGTTATCCAATAGTTGAATACCCATCAACAAACGCTCGCCGTATGGTTCCAGCTTGCTCCAAGTTTTATGACGCTGTTGTTGATCAGAAGATGATTCATGACGGCAATCCACTATTGGCAAGGCACTTGTCTAACGCTGTTGTCAAGATTGATAATCTCGGCCCTAGAATTGTAAAAGAAAACCGAGCATCACAAAGACGCATTGACGCTGCTGTTGCAGCTGTTATTTCGTTTGATAGGGCAACTGCAAGTAGAATAGAAGATGAGCCTATGGTTCCTCAGTTCTTTGTTTAGGATGTAATGGCAAACTTATTTGACAGACTGCTAAATAGGCGGTCAATCAGTTATCAAACCCTATGGGGTGCTGGTGATGACATTGGACTAGGTAATCAGTCCGGCACAAGCGTCACGCCTGATTCAGCCTTCAAGGTCAATGCAATCTATTCAGCGGTATCACTAATCGCTGACACAATCTCAACACTTCCCCTCGATTCTTTCATTCGCTTGAATGGTGAGCGTAGTATCTTCCGACCTAGACCAACTTGGGTGCAGAAGCCTGATGTTGATCTAGTTAGCAAAGAGCCTTTTTACAATGCTGTAATTGTTTCAATGCTGCTTGACGGTAACGCCTTTATTCGTGTTTATCGCGACTCAGTCGGTAAGCCTTTGAACCTAGTAGTGCTAAACCCTACCGATGTTGAAGTGACTCGCAATGCAATTGGTCGCGTTATGTATCGAGTCAATGACCATGATGAGTTGCTTTCACAAGAGCAGGTTCTTCACATCATTGACGTTCTAAAGCCAGGACACATCCGCGGTGTCAGCCGAGTAGAAGCCCTGAAAGACAACTGGGGACTAGCACTAGCACTAGAGTCATTTGCTGCCCGCTACTTCGGTCAAGGCGTTAGCATGGCAGGTCACATCGAGTTCCCTGGCAACCTAACCCCTGAGCAAGCTAAAGACCTATCAGATTCTTTCTCAAGCCGTCATGGTGGATTCCGCAAGTCGCACAAGGTTGGTATTTTGTCTGCCGGTGCAACATTCGTCAGCGATCAGGTCAACAACGATGCAGCTCAGTTCATTGATTCACGCCGGATGGCTGTCGAAGATGTGGCTAGGGCTTTCAACGTTCCTCCTCACCTTCTGGGCCTACCAGGAACAAACACTTTCAGCTCAGTTGAGCAGAACAACATTGCTTGGGTGACACACTGCCTTCGACCAATAATCCAAAAGCTTGAGGGTGCGTTTTCTACTTTGCTCAGTGCTGAGTCTGGTGGAGAATTCGCCTTCATCAAATTCAATATTGATGGACTATTACGAGGCGATGCAAACTCACGCTTCTCGGCATATTCAAATGGACTTCAGTCCGGCTGGCTAAAAGTGAATGATGTTCGCAGACTTGAGGACTTGCCTCCAATTGAAGGTGGCGATATCGCTCGAGTTCCACTAGCTAACATTGCAATTACTGACGCAGGCATCATTGCCGAAGATAAGAAAATAACAATGGCATCACGCCTAGTTACTTCCGGCTTCGACCCTGCTGAAGTGCTTATTGCTTTGGGACTTCCTGAAATCAAGCACACAGGCTTGCCAAGTACTCAATTGCAGGCTGTTGCTCAAATTGACCCTAATGACCCACAAGCGGTGTACGGAGTCTAAGCATGACTATCTCTGGCAACATTTACACAATCAACAGCTCGACTGCTACGACAATTGTCGCACCGAGCATTGACGCACAAGAGGTTCTAGTTCGCAATGTGATGCCTATTGGTGCAGATAACTATTATCGTGACGGTTACACATTTTCAGCTCATACAGATTTCACGTTGCCTAATAATGGAACAGTAAGTTTCAGCTTTACAGCTGGTGTGTATGGCGCACAAATAATCGGTTATGTAATTGCCACTACCGCATCAAACTTGGAAGCTGATTTAGTTGAAGGTGCAACCATTGTCACAGGTGCAACTTATCCAAGCTATAACCTCAATCGAGCATCAACAAATGTTGCCGATGCTTTACTCAAAGCCGCAACTACCGTCACCGGTGGAACGACGATTTCAAGTGAGTCAATTTATGCAACTAATCAATCGTCGAGTCGAGCAACAAATAGCAAAGTCATTTCATTAGCACCAAGCACTCAGTATGCAATGAAATTTGTCAATACAGGCTCACAATCAACGCTGGTTCATTTTGAACTAATCTGGGGTGAGCGGTTTGACGGTTATACAACAGCATGGCTGAATGGAGCTAAAGATGTTGGTTTTCCATTGCAAGCTGGGGAAGATTTGAAAATGACGTTATTGAGATCACAATCCATCACAGCAATAAGCGGTGGCGCTCCCATTTCAATCGCAGTTATGAGGCAGGACTAATGCCTTACTTTGTAACCGAAAAGGGACAACACCCAGACTGCAAAGGTTTCGGAGTAGTCAAAGAAGATGGTGAATTAGTCGGTTGTCACACAACCAAACAATCAGCGGTTGACCAAATGGTTGCCGTATCACTAGCCGAGGAGCTTGAGCCAGGTGGCACTTATACAGGACAGCACAGGAATACCCAAGAACCTATCTGCCAAGACTGCACCGGAGATTGTCAAGTCTGTGAAACCCGAGCCGGTACAGGCCCAACAGTCATCATCTCCGACATTGACGGAACCCTCATCACCGGCGGTAGGCGTTCAGAAAAAGTCTGGCAATATATCCAAGACCAAGAAGGTAGCCTCTACCTCATCACCGGCAGACCAGACAGCACCCGCAGTGCCACAGAAGCCACACTCAAAAGCTTAGACATCACTTATAGCCGCTTGATTATGAATGACGGTTCAGCAGCCTCCAGCAATGATTTCAAAAAGCGTGCTGCCGAAGAACTGTTGAAGTCGCACACCGTAAACGTTGCAATTGAAAACAACCCATTAGCTCGCAGACGTTATTCCTCATTAGGGATTCAAGCAATCAATCCTGCAACACTGCCATCAGCAAGGGCTAGAATTGAAACAGACAAGGAAGGCAAAACATTGTCAGACATTGAACAAAGAATGACCGTCAAAGACTTTGAGGTTCGTGAGGATGCTAACGGCATGACCTTGACCGGCTACGCTGCTCGATTCAATGAGCCAAGTGAGCCATTGCCTTTTATTGAAAGAATTGCACCTGGAGCTTTCAAGCGTTCCCTGCGATCACGCAACGACATCAAGTTGCTATGGAACCATGACACATCTAGCGTTCTAGGCTCGACTCGCTCTGGAACCCTAAGACTGTCAGAGGATGCTCAAGGACTTAGAGTTGACGCTACTTTGCCAGACACGCAGGCAGGTCGCGATGCAAAGGTTCTAATTCAGCGCGGTGATGTCACTGGCTTTAGCTTTGGCTTCACAGTTCCATCTGGCGGGGATTCATGGTCTAGCGATGGATCAGAGCGCACACTCAAAAGCGTGAGGCTACTAGAGGTTTCAACCGGCGTTGCTTTCCCTGCTTATACCTCAACCAATGGAACTGCACAGGTTAGAGGACTTGACAAGGTTGCACTAAGGGCCGAGGTTGATGCCGAAGCATTAGCTGATGCACTAATAAAGATTGAAGATGGTCAAGACATTTCAACCGATGAAGCCGAGCTGCTTTCTCGGGTGATTACAAAGCTTGCTCCAGAACCAATGACAGAAGAAGAAACAAAACCTGTCGGCGATATGGGTATGCTTGCACTAAAGAAGAAGAAGCTCGAACTCTTACTCAAAGGAATCTAATGGCTACCAAAGAAGAAATCAAAAAGGCAATTCTCAAGGTTGCTGGTAATCCAGTCAGCGGTGCAATTGCTGATCTAGCAGAATCTATGGCAGACGCAATTCTGACCATTGACAAGCCCATCTTCAAAGATGAGGTAAAAGAAGCGCGTGTAACCAAGCCGACAGAAACTAGATAGTCGCAAAGCATCACGCTTCTCCCCGCCGGACTTTCCCCCTTTCCCCGGCGGGGTTCCTCTTTTAAGTGATACACACCTGTTGTAAACTATTTATAACGGATGTGAGTCAACTCTGCCGTAGTCAGTTGAGCGTCATCGCCACTGCATCCAAATCAAAACTAATAAGGAGACTTAATGTCTGAGTTCATCAAGGCTCAGCAGGAACTCCGCGCCAACTTGACTATGCAGATTCGCGATGTTATCGAATCAGCAGAAACCGAGTCACGCGGACTAGACGCTGCTGAACTACAAAAAATTGACGCAATCGAAGCCGACATCCGCAAGGCTGACGAAACTATCTCGGTTGCAACCCGCAATGAGGAGCGCAAGGTTGAAGCCTCTGCTGCTGCTAAGGGATTCATCCCAGCTGTTAGCGAGCGTTCAGCTTCTGACATCCTTCGCAATGTTGCAGAGTCACGTTCGGCTCACACCTTCGAGCAGCGTGCTGCTTTGGTGTCATCTGCCAACACTGTTCCAAAGTCCTTCTACAACCAGGTCTTTGACATTGCTCGACTAGCTGGCCCAATGCTAGAGGTGTCTGATGTTATCAACACACCTTCTGGTGAGTCACTAACCATCCCAACTTTGGGAGCGTACAGCACTGCATCACTAACCGCTGCCGCAACCGCACTAACCGCAAGCGAGCCAACTTACAGCGCAATCACTCTTGACGCTTACAAGTACGGCTTCTTGATTCAGGCTGACAACAGCTTGGTAGCAGACGCAGGCTTCGACCTAGCTTCTCACCTAGCAAACCAGGCTGGAAACGCAATTGGTTACGCAACCAACGCTGCTCTAACTACTGGAACCGGAACTGCACAGCCAAACGGTATCGCTACCGCTGCCGGTGCTGGCGTAACTGGTGGAACTAGCGTTGCAGGTGCTTTCACTGCTGACGATCTAATCGACCTTGCTTATTCTGTTGATGGTGCAACTCGCCGCAAGGCATCTGCTGGCTTCATGGCTAACGGACAGACCATCGGTGCAATGCGCAAGCTCAAGGATGGCGCTGGAAACTACCTCTACCAGGTTGGCGTTGGATACCCTGACACCTTCGCTGGCTTCTCGGTAACAGAGAACCCTCATGTTGCAGACATCGCAATTGACGCTGACTCGGTTCTATTCGGATCTCTAGACAGCTACAAGGT